TGGCCCGTTAGAGCGATATCGTTTGTATCGTAAAGCGTAAAGCTGTCCTGCTGATAACCGTTCAGCGAGTCTTGAAACTCAACCGTGAGCCAATTGGGAGTACTTGTGATGTTCTGGCTGATTAGGCTTAAGCTCGAGGCGCCGTTAGTCTTCCGTGCTATGTTCGCAGCGCCCGAAGATCCATCGCTGAATTCGTAGCTCGGCCATCCGCCATTGTAGGTGTCAGTACTGTTACTCCAACTCAATTGTATCGGTTGCTGTAACGCAAAGGTGTTTTCTACGCACAGACGCAACAACCCGCTTGATCCGTATGTCAGGTACAGCCGGCACGCGTTACGAATCCCTCGTATGACGTCGCCCGCCGTTCGGGACCACGTTAGCGCCAGGTTGGACTGAAAGCGCGGAATCGTGATCGTGTTCCCGTTGAGATCCTGTGTCTCGATCTGTTGATCGGCATAGGCCGCTGTGGCGGCAAAGCTCGTTACATCGATTTCGCTCAAGTTCCATCCGCACCTCAGCAGAATATCTAGCAGGACCCAAGCCGGGTTGCTTGTAAATACTTTGGCGACGAAAGTTCCGTCTGTTGCATAAGTATTCAGCTTCAAACCTTCAAGCAATACCTCAATTGTGGGAAGAGCGCTTCCGTTATTGATCTCATTCGGCACCACTACCGAAAGCGCCGCCATACTGCCGTAAGGATCGCCCAGCGGATTGCCATTCTGGTCCGTGAAGTCCAGGTTGAATCCGCCCGTCCGCCCCCCCGTGCTGAACAGGTTAAACCAACCGGTCCCGGTCATATTCTTACCGGCCTGCCCCACCGGAATAACCACGCCGTTCACCAGTACCGTAACCACTTGGTTGATCTCGCCCAGGCCCAACAGTACTTCCATGCGGGTCAGGTTGCCGTCGTTTCGCGCGAAGACGATACCCGGTGTGTACCACGCGGTTCCGTAAACCAGCGGGACGAAGTCGTTGTATTCGGCGACGTTGTCCAGCACCGGAGTCCAGTGCCTGCCTTGCTCGCCGTAACTGCGCACCAGGATGGACGACGGCACAAACTCGATGCCGCCGAACCGTTGCGTCGTATTCAGGGCGTGATCTTGAGAAAACATGCCTCGAGCTTGGCAATCCGTTCGCGTGTAACCGCAAGTAGTATACGGCGCACTGCCCAGCAGGTTCCCCGCACCCCCGGGTACATCCGGCGAGTAACCGCAGCGGTAATACGGCGAGTACCCTCCCGCAGTCCCGCCGTTCACTGCTTCTTGTCTCTGTGCCAGGCTGGATGGAAAACTCCAAGGGCAACGCCGCTGCACGCGAACCTGCGGCAGCAGCACCCGCTGCATGTTCATCCAATTAGTTGCTGTAAGGCGAAACGTCGATTCGGTGATTTCGTCTGGAGGATTGCAAACACCCTTGAATAGGGTGATGGTGGGCGTCGTGGCCGCATTCTGCGTCAGGTCAAAGAAAACGAAGCTGACGGTCAGCGTGGCGCCCTTAAAGCCCACGCTTCGCTCCCACTCGGAGAAATGCGAGTCTGCGTTGGCAAGCGAGAGAGAGATCTTGGGAATCGCGTCAACGCCTTGGTTGGACGAGGTTTGAATGTCGAAAAGATTATACTGGATGACTCGTGCTAGATAGCTGTTTCCGGTTACTGTAACTTGGTGGGTTGACCAGCTCTCCGCCTGGCCGTTCTGTAGCTGGCAATCAAACAAAAGTAGCGGTGTGTCGGTAACCGCCTGCTCCTTGACTTGAAATACGGCGTTGGCCATGACTTAGTGGGCTGTGACAGTCAACGTGCACTGATTTCGGTTGGGCGCCGTTGTCGTAACGGCAAGTGTGTCTCCGCTGAAGTGCGCGTTCGCGTACACGCCACCTGTTTCGTAAGTTGGCTTATACGGAGAAACCGCGGACTGGGGCTCGAGTTGAAAGCCGAACACGGTCACTGACTGCCCTGCTGGGATCGTAACGCCCACCGTTACCGTCTCGGCCGTTGTGTTGGTCTGTCCGATGAGGCTGACTCGCTGCCAGGCAGCGCCCGCCGTACACTGGCTCGTGCTGGAAACCCCACCTGTCTGCCTCAGTAAGGTTACAGTCACCCCAGCCTGGCTTTGCACAAATGCGCTGAAGGCGTACCAATACCATCCCGGCGCGCTGATGGTTTGCTGGATGGTCAAATCCGCGCCCGTCGGATTCGTGATTTGAGTGGCTGATGTCCCCCCATTCGGATCAGCCGCGCCTGTGGTGTGCTGAAGAAGGGTGCTGGCCTGCCATGCCGGCTCAGTCAGATCTTCGCTCCATAGCAAGAGATTGCCCAGCGGGTCGGTGAAGGTGAAGGCGTTCAACTGCCCTTCACATGTCGCGAAGAACTGCTGAAGAAGTGCGGCCTCGGAATCCGCCAGCCCCTGAAACTGCAGGTTCCATTGCACGAATGGTGCGCCTGGGTCCGCGTACTTCACTACACTTCCGTCTGGGAGTGTGTTAGTGATCGTTCGTTGAACCAGGTTCTTACTTACTGGATATTGCCCCACAGCTCCCGACGCGAGTTGGGGAAAGTGGAGCATCTAAGTTCGGTTCTCGACCACCACCACACTCAGCGAGCCTTGCGAAGTGTCCGTTAGTTGGTAGGGCAGAGTATCCTGTGCGAAGCTGCAACTCGTGTAGACGGTCTGGCTCCAGGGGTCGTTAAATGAAAATGTGCCGAAGCCCCCTTCCTGGGTCGCAAAGAACTGCTCGAGCGCATGCAGTTCACCCTCATCCAGCAGGTTCAGTTTGATCGTCCAGCGCCGCAGCGCTGGTGTGTACTGCCGGTATCGTTGGTCGCTGCCGTCCATGAAGCGGACGACGAAGCTCGAGTACTGCGTGGTTTGAGTCGCCGGATACTGTGCGACTGCTCCGGTCTTGAGGAGGGGAAAGGCCGACGGCATTTACAAATTACTGATTACGTCATTAATCGAGTGCATGTTCAGCATGGCGTCGCGAACTGCCTGTGCGATGTCGCTGCTGTGGTCCATGAAGGAGCGGCTATCCATGGCCTGGACTTGAACCGTGATCTGCGGCGCCGGTACCTGGGTCATCGCGCGCGGTTGTCCACTTTGTCCGAAGTCCGCTCCCACCAGTTGCGGTCCCGCGGGCCCCGTGGCGTTGACCGCCTGAAAATTGACCGTTGGTGGAAGATAGAATGGCGTCAGTGGCGGTGGTGAGCTCGATCCACCGCCTCCGAACAGGCTCATAATCCCCGATAGTATCGGCGAAATGGACAGTAGGCCGCCCGTTAGTGTGGACGCTATGCCGCCCAATGCGCTAGCTACACCGCCTGAACTGTGCGTCGTTGTGTTTTCCGCCAGCGCCTGCGTATTCGCCAGCAGCGCTTGTGCCTGCATTTCGCTAGCCGGCGTCAGGTAACCGATGCCTTGCGTAAGTTGCGCTAACTGTTCGGTAACGTTGGTTACGGCCTGTGGCAAAACGCCATTGATCAGCTCAGTCAGGCTGGAGTTCCTAAAACCGAACTCTGTAGGTCCTTGCTGGCTTGCCCTATCCTGTGGCACGCTGTCGCTCCGATGAGAGTTGCTCTTCGAGGATGAGGAATGCTTCCACTTGACGGACGCTTGCGTCTATGTTGAGTGGGATCCCTAGTCGCTTCCAGACTAGAAACTCTTCGATCCAGCCGATGCTCTGGGCCGTGATCAGTGACTTCGGACAGACATCCGTGGCCACGGGCCCCCTGGCCCATACGATTTGAGCCGTCGTCCCGACCGCTCCAGGTATCCAGCCGCATCTTCGTTTAATTTCCAAGCCGCATGTCCGGCATTCGTCGCACTTCCACGCGGCCGGATTCGAAAGTTGATACTGGAAGGCGACAATCAGTTTTTTCTTTCAGCTTCACTGAGCCCGCACTCCGCTTTGATAGCGGAAACGGCCTCACGAAACAAGTCTTCGGGGCCGGCCGATGTCAGTACGTCCGGTGTCGCCGCGTGGCCATCCACCTCAAGACCAATCAATTGCTGCAGACCCCAGTTGACATAGAGCTGATCAATTTGCGCCGATAACAGTGCCGCTTCTAGTTTCTCTTCCGTGGACTTGCCGGAATTCAAAAACTCGCAGCGAATGGCCAGCTCGCGGATGCGCCGAACCAGTTCCATGCGGCGCCCAAATGACATCTTGGCAATTACAAACGTGACACCGGGTCTGATTTTGGATTCAACCTGGGTCGAGCTCTCATATGTCATGTTTTATCCAAATGCGATGATAACCTCATTGTCCACCGTTCCCTGCGCGCGTGAACTCGCAAAACTCCACTGTAGCCGAGCACTCCTGTCGTTATACTCAGGCACTTCCGGCAAAACGCTTTGCAGATAGACGCCGAATAACTGATTCGGCTGTTGGCCGAGCTGAATCATCGCGCTGATCGGCGACTGCTGTTTGGCCGCCTGATAAAGTGCCTGGGTCGCCTCGTCGTCCTGTTCATAAAGCTCAAATTGTATTGCGGCATTTCTCGTCCCTGGGGCAAGCGCCAGTGGCAAACTGGAACCAAACTCCTGTGACCGTGTGTCCAAATTGTTCCCAATAACAAGCTGCGCATCGGTCAAAGTGAAGAATTGACTTGGGGTACTCCCGAGCCACACCTGCCCGAGATTGCCCGGAACGACTGAGTAATCGAATGCGCCCAGTGCGGGCTCGGCCGGAAATACTGTCAGCTGGCCGACACCACTAGAGAAGCTTGTGCTGTCCGCTAAATCTTGTGCCACCCCGCTGAACTGAAACTGATGGAAGTCGCCATTAACCCTCACCGTAATCTTGTCCACTCCCGCGCCACACAGTATCCTGTGCACGGCTGTGCTCGGCGACCAGTAGTCGAAAATGCTGATGCTTGGTAGGTTGGTGGCGGGAAAGTACGTCACCGTTGGCCCTATTGTGGTACCGGCAACTGGGGTGTTCGAAAATGGAGAGTTCATCAACACCGACATAGTGTCCACAACGGCGGCTACGAAGCGAAGCTCGCCTAAATAAGTCACCGCCTGCCCGGACGTTAACCCGTGTGGTGCCGCAAACTGCAAAGTCGTAGAAGTAGACCGCGCGGCGGCCGTACCACCTGCAAACAGAGCCGGCGTTCCCCCCAGAGTCGCCTGAAAAAGTGGTCCATAGCTCGGGGGCGCACTCGTAGCGCCCCACGTAGTCAGATAAGTAGTTAGATCAAACGTGGTTTTACGCCGGCCGCCTGGAGGTATCCCGGCGAAGGTTCTACTTCCTGTCTTATCTGTGCGGCTTGTAACTTCTAATTGTTGCTTCGCCGTGAGCTTGACCGCCGGAATCCGGTTGGCTTGAGTGATAGCTGAAACCTGACCGTAGGTGTTTTCTGTAGAACAATAAAAGCGGTTTGCATTCGATGAAATATAAACGGACATCCCAAGTCACCTAGCTGAGGCTGGCTTCGACAGGAAACGTAATCTTTACAGTTTTTATGAAATTCTTACCGCCATGCTTCACTGGCCCGAAGGAAACATCGTACGTACCAGCATAGAACAGGCCTTGACCCCAATCTCCACGAAGCTGGTTGAGTGTCTGAGTCACGGAGTCTGTATACAGTTGTGCACTTTGCTCCAGGCCGTCAAGCCGATCCTGCGAGACACGCACCTCGATAGCCATCTGCAGGTGCCCGGAAAAGCTCCGGAATTTCTCCTTCAGCGTATTTGCGATCTTGTCACAGTAGACGTACAAGGCCGTGTACTTCACTTCTTCGCTCTTTTCCGCGATTTCGCTGGCGACATTGTTGGTAAAAACCTGTCTGGTAGCTATCGGCTGCAAAGAAGCAGTGGTTTCCAGCGCCATTGTGGAGATTGTAGCGTTAAGACCGCCCGGATCACTAAGCAATTGTATGAGTGTCGACGTAGCCGACGCTGCGATGCTAGTCAATGCCCTATCCTCGCTGCAAGTATCGCGGCAGCTGTCTAAAGTAGTTTGGTACCTGCCCTGTGCCCGGCGTTCTGCCGAGAATCAAACCCTCTGCTGGCAGGACCCATGTCTGGTTTGTCGGTATTGGCGTCGTATTTTGCAGCGTGATCGAATCAATCGAAGCCCCGACGTAAACATTCCACCCTGTGGCATTTGCGGGTGGGCTAGAAGGTGTCACTTGGAATGAACTGCTATCCTGTGTAGCTACTGAAGTAACCGGACTGGCGAGGCCTTCCTCAGCGCGTGAAGTGATCCACGAGGTTTGCACGAAATAACTCGCGGCGCTTAATGTCCCAGGAACGATGTTGAGTTGAGGGCTCTGTGCAATCGGTACGGGATCTGCCACAATTCCCACGCCAGTCTGAAATAGCAGGCCGGCAGCCCATTTGCTGAGGTCCTTGTAGGCATTCCACTTTCCTAAATAACGATCATTCAGTTGGTTGTAGTAAGCGTCTCTGTAAAGTAGCTCAAGGGCGTGAAAGGTGTGCCACATCTGCAGAGGTGGAGTCACCACGATACTTCCAAGTTGGAGGCCTGAGGTCAGAATGATGCCAGGCCACCATATCGAGGAGCTTGTTGGTGAGAACGGTGAGCGTGCTCCGACTGCTTGCAGTTCTGCGCCTACTTCATTCTGGGCCAGTGACAGCTTCACGGTGACGTCAATACCCTCGGCGCTGGCCACGTCCAGCACGGCCGTGTCCTGTGCGACCAACTGGTCTAGCGTTGAAATCAATGTGTCTGTAAATAGCGCCATCGGTTGCCCGCTTCTTTGGGTTATTCTTTTGCGGGCCTAGATGACCTTCTGAGTTCTGCCGTTGGTACGATCGTGACCTGCATCTTACTGGCCATCGCTTCGTCATCGGCTGCCCGCTTTGCATCCGCGGCTTTTTGCCGGAAGTCCCGCGCCTCGTCGCTGCCGGCAAGGTGGGCGCGTCCGTCGGCGATCATCTTTGCCGCCAACTGGGAGGGAACTTCAATGAGGATACCATCCCTGCCACCGTCCGGTGTCGCATTGCTCACAAGGACCACGAACGGTTCGACAAAAGTGCGCTCGACCTCTCGGATTTTCTGGTAGTACGCTTTCAAATTCATAAGTGCAGTCCCTTTGGGCCGGAGTTCGTCCTACATGGATTCCGCGAGCCGTGTACGAAGATCTAGGAGTTCACCTGAACAGCGAAGTTGTTGCGGAGAACCGCAACGCCATATAAAACGTCAACTGTGAACTGTTGAGAGAGGGTATCGGGTCGATAACTCATGATGACGCGCATACCGAAGTTCCCTAGGTCCGCGTATTCAGCGATCGCACCTGTGCCGGGGAGAGGCTGTGGAAGCCTGCGAATTACAAGGCCGATTGCGTCACGCACGAAAGCGAGATTGTGCGTGGTAATAGGCGAACTCCCGGTTTTGGCGATGAACTGCGACCGAAACACAAAGAAGTCCTTGATTTTCCCAAACGTGCCATCAATCAACGCTCGTAGCCCGCCTTCGCCGGCAGTCTGAAACTCGCTGAATCGCGGAATCTGTCGCATTTGGGAGTAGGTGTTACTATCTACCACTAGATACTTGGCATGAGTTGGCGGTACCATTGCGGAAAATAGGGCGGTCTCCGCGCTATCAATGACCGCCTCGGTAATGGGCGTTCCTGCAATGCCTACTGGCGTGTTAGCAGTAAAACTGGCGTAGAGACCAAGTAAATCCATTTCGATCCGTTCCGCGATAGCGATTACTGCTGGCTGCATGTACACGCGCAGCAAGTCGGGTACCGCTAACACCTTCGTCACGTCGGGAATCTGAAAAGTTGCTTCGACATGCGTGTTCAGCACAATCTGCGCATTTCCGATGTTTGGGTTTTGGGGATTTACACTACCCCCTTCCGCAATGTTGTTTGCTACCAGCGTGGGAGGAATCGGCACATTGACCGTGTCGCCAGCCTGTGCCAGGGTAGGCTCATAGTCTCGGTTAACCAGATTGCCCATAATGAGATTACCGACTAGGGCTGGCAAGGCATCGGCTGCCACAAGTTTCACGATGGCAGTCGCAACATTAGAGGACGTAATTGCTGGCATTGGTTTCTCCTGTGTAAGTCATACGAGTTGTGTTTAGTTGTCTACGATCCCTGCAAAGCGCGAGATGCTATGCGGGCTATTTCCTGCCGCGCGTGCTCCAAGTCTTCAGGGTTCATACCGGGACGGATCTTGTCTAGATCCACGCCGGGGCCTCCTGCGGAACCTTCTTTTTGGGGCGAAGGTATTCCAGAGCCGCCGGCAATTCGCGCTGGCAAAAACTCCGGGTTCGCACTTACGAACCCAGCTAGATAGTCTTTCAGACCCAAGTCTCCACTTTCGGTCTTGCCCACGAGGCGTCCATCTTCAGCTCGGCCTATGTCGTCTTTAACGGCTTTGAAGGCTAGGTCGACCTTTCCTACTCCCAACCGTTGCAACTCAGCCCGAACTGTCGCGCTGCGTTCTGCTTCCTCCGCGACCTGCCGACTGCGCTTGTTCTCTTCGACGAGGTCGTTGACGCGTCGCTCTAACTGCTCTCGCCGTTTGCGCTCCTCTTGCAGTTCAGTTTTGTATGCAGGTTCGCTTTTAGCTTGCTGTACCCGTGTGACTTCCTCAGCCACTTGCCGCACGAGCGACGGTATGTCAATAGGTTGCGGCTCACCTGTCATTTTATCCTTTGCTTGCTCCATAAGTCTCCCTTCCGTCACTTGATCCACCGATCGAACGATCGATCTCATCAGCCATCTGATTTTTCACGTCTTGGCGAATATCACAGAAGTACTTGAACGCGAGTTTTTTGAATAGCTGCTTTTTGAGCGTGTCCGAGTGAATTCCTAGATCCAGCAGTTTTTTTGCGTCATCGAGCTCAACGCTGAAATCTCCAATGTCAAACTCATCGAGACCGGCCACGTCGATCGTAAGGCCGTCCTGGCGCGCGATTTCTATCGCGCAAAGTATTTGTTTCATCGTATGCTTGATGACATCTCCATACGCTCGGAGCACTTCCTGGGTGATGCCGAAGTCACGCTGTTTGCTTAGGCCTGATTGGCTGGAAAGCGAGGAACTCGTGCCACCCGCCTGCACCATCAAGTAACAGACGCGATAGATCTCGTCCTTGAGTCGTTCCAAATTGTCGGCCGCTATCTGAAAAACGTGGCCCTCAGGTTCTGTCCATCCAAAACGGTCCTCCGGGGCAAGTTGAATGTAGTAAGATTCACCGACGATCTGACTCCATTCTCTTTCAGAGTAGATAACCGGGGTTGCAAACAGTCCCATGGTTAACGCCCATGCAAGTGCGTTTGATTTGTTGAAGTGCTCCAGTTGTAGGAGGGCGGCCTTATTCATAAGCCAAAGGCCGTCTGAGACCCGCATCTGAAACAAAGGCACCCGGCGCTGGGCGGCAAGACCGTGGCGTCCTTCGTCAACGATATCGATTCCCCCTGAAGGGCCAGTAGGCTCCAAGGCCGACCGGTAAATTCGGAATGTTTCGCGATCGTAATAAATCCAACGGGTTTCCCTCTTCCAGGTGTCGCTTGCGGTCTCGGCCTGACGCAGGTGCGACGTGCGCAGGACGACCCACTCGAGCTGTCCATTGGCGTCGTGATTCCAGTTGATCACCTCATCGGGGGCGTAGTCCGCAAGGAACGCCCGAGACTTACCGATTGCGTCCTCTTGAGCTCGGTTTGCGACGGGAACTGTCACGCGAGGAAAGTCCACCACGATGTAAGTTCTGCCGGAGACCAACGCTTGCACTAACTGTTGGCGAAAGAAGTCCGCCAGCGATGTACCTTTGAGATCGCAATCGTCGCCGAACATTGTGTAGAAGCGTTTTCCCGCCTCATTTGTTCCGTCGAACGTGATGATCGGCTCTCGCCGCATTAGGGTGGCCGCATACCAATCGATGATGGATCCGATATAATTTTCGTAAAAGACCCTGGCTAACCTCTCGAAGTAGACGTCGTTCGGCTCTTTACTTCGTCTAACCAAGTACTCCGGCGCACGTTCCCGCAGTTGTTCACCGCCTGTGTAGAGGTCACGGTATTTACGCCACATTGTTTTAGACCGCACATAATCCGGATGTTCGACGTTGATGTTCTGCATTAGAACAGGCGCCTGCCACGATCTCCAATTTGGGGTAACGGCCGGCACTCTTGCCAGAGGAGGTACCCGAGAGCGTCGGACACGTGGGTCCTCCGCCGGTCTTTGTCTTTATCCGGGACGGTGCTGTCAGCCTTGTAACAGACCTGTTCAAAATCTTTTATGAGCTCCACGCATTTTGGGTCGGTCAGTAACTGGATCTGACCGGAGGCGTTACGGAGCTTAGAATTGGTTAGAGTCACTCGATCACGAATACTGGGGTTGGCCTTGGGAACCTTGTAATGCAGGGAATCGGAATAATTCTCCGCGAAAAACTCACGGACGATGTGGTAGTCGGACGTGCCCGTGGTGTGGATGCTATTTCCTGAGGCATCGCCGTAAACGATGACTCCACGGGGGTGGTTGGGAAATCGGCGTTGAAATTCCTGGCATGCCTGCAACGTGCTCGAATGGCGCAAGACAATCTCATCCAACACATATACGGTTCCGCCGACGATCTGAGCGACGATCGAACACATAGGATCGACGTTGAAGTCGAGCGCCCAAAGAAGCGGCACTTCGGGTCGAACCTGAATGGTGTTTACATGTTCCTGGCGGCTAAAGGCGTAGTAAACGAGCCCGGCTTGTACGTTAAGGTACTTGCCGAGAGCTTCCTGTTGAAAGAACGCGTCGTCGTAACTGCTCTTTAAGAGGTCGTAGAAATCCGGTATTTGTTCAAGCAGGTGCCGGTTTTCGAAGGGCTGGGAGAGGGTGGTTTCATATCCGCGGCGGGGTTCCGAAATGAATTTCCGGTAAACCCAATCAAACCCTTTCGGAGTCCAGACGCCGAAACCGCACAGGCGCTCTGCCCGGGGGTCTCGCAACCGGCCTTCGAGAACGAGCCATGCCGCCTCGGGTGTGTAGGTCAACTCATCTAAAGCGAACCAGGCGAGATTGGTTCCGCGCAGCCGTTCAAACTCATCCACCGAGCGGCAAAGAACGCGCGATCGGGTATCGGTCATGGTCAGCACGTTGTCGCCTTTGGTGTATTCGTATGGAATGAAGTTCGCATCCAAAATCTCGAACAAAGTGGCCAGAGTTGCATCACGCAGCATCGGATACGTCGGGGCTCCGATCAAACCGACTCGGCCCGCGTTAACGTAACTGAGCTTGATGGCTTCCTGGCAGAGAGCCTGACTTTTGCCTGACCCGATCGGGCCAGAAAAACCCTTGAATCGCGCCTCCGAACGATGGAACTTTGCTTGTGACGGAAGCGGCACATACTTTATTCCTCGGAAGCAGACTCCTGCTCGTTCGGATTGATCCATGTAACTTTGATTTCCCGGGGTTCGTCGACCTGGAGTTCTTTTTGGAGCTGCAGCAGTCGGATGAAGTCGGCGAAAGTAGCTTTGACGTCGCTCGATCCGAGCTTCTGTTCGATACTTTCGATTGCTCGCTCAACCAGGTCAGCTCGCCTGGAGCCGCGCCGCCGGGGCTTGTCTTCCCGATGCGAGCTCTGCTTTTCGGGGTCCTGTTCTTCCGAGATCGGCATGGGCTCACCGGCGCAACCCTACTTGCAATTCAACCGTACAGTGGTGAGGGACCGCGTCAGCGAACCGACCGAGAGTATCTGATTGAACGGAAAAACGATAGAAATTTTGGAGAGCCGTGATCTGAGATCGAGCGCGAAGGTGGGAAGGAACTACTTTGAGGCTTCGCCGGACCTTTCGACGACTCTACGGGCCAGATAGTTCACGACCTTGGCATCGTTGCGTGCCACTTCGTAATAAGCGGCCTTCAAGAGCTGATCCTTGCGATTCTGCAAGGTCTCGCGGATGGTCTGCTGGACACGCGGATCGGTGAGTTCGCGCTGGCCGGAGGGTTCCTTGGAGATGACCTTGAAAATGCGGAAGCCGTCGGAAGCCGGCAGGATGGGTGAAATTTCTCCTGGTTTCAGAGCCATGACCAGGCGGCGCAACTCGGGGCTGGCTTTGGCGAAGGCCGATTCCGGGACGAAGCCCAGGTCGCCGCCGTTCTGCGCGGTATTGGGATCTTCGGAATAGTTTTGCGCCAGCATGGCGAAATCCTCGCCGGTTTGCAGCCGTGCCTGGATGTTCAGGATTTTTCGTTTCGCCTCGTCGGGATTCCGCGCCTTGTCATTTTTCAGATTGCGCACGTTCTGGTCGGGCTGAGGTGTCACCACAATCTGCGCGATGTGAATTTGGGGCTCAGCCAGATTGAAACTCGCCTTATTCGCGTTATAGAAATTGGTGACGTCGGCATCACTGGGCAGGGGGATGCGCGAAGTGACTTCGCGATTAAACAGTTTTTGTATGCTCAGGTCGCGGCGCAACTGAAGCTTGAGATCGTCGACGGTCATCTTGCGATTGCGGAGCTGGCGCTCGAACTCTTCTTTGGTGTAGGGCGCGCGGA